CAGGGCTGGGCGTTGCCGAAATTGTGGATGCGCCCGCCGCGCCGTCTGCCGCCGTCCCTGCACAGGCTGCCGCCGAGCAGGAATATAACGACACCCCTGCCGAGAAAAGTGTCGCAGAGAAGCCCGCAGCAGCCCATCTGGCGCCCGAAGATCTTGCCGACATGACCGTTGCCAATCTGAAGAAGATGGCCGCCGACATGGGCATTGACACCAAGGCGCTGAAGACCAAGGACGCGCTGATTCAGGCAATCTGCGCCGAGGAGGTTTACCCCGGCGAACCTATGGACGGCCCCGATCTGGGCGCTGAAGCGCCCGTGGTGTGAGTGGGTTCCGTGACGCTGTGCAGGATGACCTGCATGGCGTTTTTTTGAACCTTGACGAGTTTGCCGAGCGCCACACGGTCATTTATGACGGCGAAACCTACGAGGATATCCCGGTAGTTATCACCGGGCTGCACGAGCGTGACCGCCGACAGCTGCAGAGCGACCATGCACAGGGGCTGTACCTTGTGAGCCGCGTTATGCACTGCGCCCTTGATGATCTGGGCGGCAACCAGCCCGAAAAAGGCTGCCGTATCCGCATCAACGAACGCGAGGGAGGCAGCTTTTTCCATGATTACTATGTGGCATCGTCCATCTGCGAGATGGGTATGCTGCGCGTGGAACTGGAGGATGTGGACGAATGAGCGTTTCTACCGCGTCCAACGGCGCTATCAACATCTACCTTACAGGCGGTGCGCTGGACATGGCCGAGAAGATGCTGGCGGGTATACCCGGCGGCACCGAAAAGGCCGTGAAAAGCGCCATGAGCCGTGCTGTGAGCAATATGCGCAGTGGCTATGTCAAGGAAGTCCAGAAAAAATACGACATCAGCGGTGCCAACCTGCGGACCGACAAGAACATCAAATGCCGCTATTCCTACGCAAGCGGCAGCGTGACCGCTACCGTGACCTTTGCCGGGAAGAAAATTCCCTTGTATCGCTACAACGGAACGACCCCCAAGATTCCGAAATACGATACGAGCCGCCGTGTGCCTGTCGTTATCAAAAACGAGACGAAAATGGCGCACCCCGGCATCACGGCGCGGGCGCACATTTTCAAGGATACATCGCCGTACCTCATTGATGAGAGCTTTGTTGCTACGATGAAAAATACTCACACGGGCATTTTTGAACGGGACGGCACAACAATGGGAAACGGCGGCGATGGCATCACCGAGAAGATGGGCCTTTCCATCCCGCAGATGGTCGGAAACGAGGAAGTCCGCGAGAACATCGCCGATGAAGCGTGGAAGAAGTTCGATGAACGCCTTGACCATGAGATCATGGCGCTGATGAACGGCTGGAGGTGATGTGAATGACTACGCTGATTCTGTTGGACAGGCTGACAGAGTTTACCCGCGATGCGGTGAAGGATCTGCTGCTGCCTGCTCGTCAGCAGGAAAACGATGCCGAAGCCCCTGCCATGAGGGCGGCGGAGGTGTATAAAATGCGGCTGCCCGATTCCGGCAGTGCCAAGAAGAAAGCGCCGTACATCATCCACCAAGTCGTGACCACAAACGACTTGCAGCCGCAGGGCGAACGAATCCACGCCACGGCCAAGCTGCGCACGGTGTTCTGTGTGTACAGCCCCGATGAGGAAGAAGGCTCGCTGATGCTTTTGAACCTTATGGAGCGGCTGCGCATTGCGCTGCTGAAGCAGGTCGTCATCGGCCACCAGTTTACGCTTGACACCACGGCGGGGCTGGAACGGCTGGTGTATCTGGATGACACAGCGCCCTACTACATCGGAGAGATGGCGACAGAATGGATCCTGCCGCCTGTCCAGAGGGAGGTAAGCCCATGGGAACCGAACCCAAGACCATGACCGTTGAGGATGCGTTCTGCGTCTATCTTGGCCCGACCATCGTGGGGGTCATCCAGTACGGGGCCATCTACATGGGCAGCAAGGAGCAGGCTTTGGAGTCTGTCGCTGCTGCCATTGAGAAGTACCCGTTGATAGCGCGGCTGATCGTGACGAACAAAACGCTCGCCCAAGACCGCATCAAAATCAAAACACCGGGCAATCTGCTGTACGAAACGCGGCGGCAGCTGACCCGGAAATTTTAAGGAGGAAAACCTATGCCTACGAAACATGGCGTGTATACCACGCAGGCCGCTACCGGCGTGAGCACCCCGTCCGTTGCTGACAGCGGCATCCCGTTTGTTGTCGGCGCGGCCCCGGTGCAGTCTGCCGACAACTATTCTGCCGCAGCGCTGGGCCTGCCCGTGCTTTGCACCAGCTTTGCCGAAGCCAAGGCCGCGCTGGGTTACAGTGATGACTTTGAGCATTACGACCTGTGCGAAGTGATGTATACCCACTTCCAGCTGTTCGGCTGCCAGCCCGTCATCCTGTGCAATATGCTGAACCCCGCCACGATGAAAGCAACCGTGGCTGCTACCGACATCAGCCTGACCGACCACAAAGCGCTGCTGCCCATTGATGCCATCAATGATGCCTCGTTGGTCGTAAAGCCCAGCACCAGCGGCAGCGCACTGACCAAGGGTACCGACTACGAGGCCTATTACAGCGGTGAGAACCTTGTCGTTGAGGCCATCGAGGGCGGCGGCGCCTATTCCGCCGCCAAGCTGAACATCGCCTACAACAAAGTGGATACCAGCAAGGTCACCAAGACCGTAGTTGCCGGCGGCTTTGCTGCGGTTGACAGCTGCATGAGCACCGTGGGCATCGTGCCCGACCTGCTGCTTGCCCCGAAGTACAGCAGCGAGAGCGAGGTTGCCGCCGTGATGGCAACCAAGGCGGGCGGCATCAACGGTATGTTCGGCGCTAAGGCGCTGGTTGATCTGGATACCGCCACCGCGAACAGTTACACCGCCGCTGTGTCCACCAAGGCCGACAAGGGCATGACCGATGCCAACGAGATCGTGTGCTGGCCTATGGCTACGCTCGGTGACCGCAAGCTGCACATGAGCTGCATTGTGGCTGGCCGCATGGCTGCCACCGACACCGACAATGCCGGTGTGCCCTACGAGAGCCCGTCCAACAAGGACGCGAAAATCGACGGCCTGTGCCTTGCCGACGGTACCGCCGTGGTGCTGACCTTTGAGCAGGCCAATGCACTGAACGGCGGCGGCATCGTGACTGCGCTTAACTTCATGGGAGCGTGGAAGGTCTGGGGCAACTACACCGGATGCTATCCGTCCAGCACCGACCCCAAGGACATGTTCATTCCGTGCGGGCGTATGTTCGCCTATGTGCAGAACACCATCATCCGCACCTGCTGGCAGTTCCTTGACAAGCCCATGAACCGCCGCCTGCTGGATACCATCACCGACACGGTGAATATCTGGCTGAATGGCCTTGTGGGCAGCGGCTACCTGCTGGGCGCCCGCGTGGAGATCAGTGAGGACGAGAACCCCGTGACCCAGCTGATGGCGGGCATCATCAAGATTCATGTCTACATGACCCCGGCCAGCCCGGCACAGGAAATCGACTTCGTTCTGGAGTATGATTCCAGCTATGTGACCAGCGCTCTGACCGCGTAAAGGAGGAATAAACAATGCCGAGAGTAGATCAGTCTACCATCAACTGGGCCGTCTATGAGGACAACACCGAGTACGCCGGCATGGCACAGGCCACGCTGCCGAACCTTACCGCGCTGACCCAGAGCATCAGCGGTGCGGGCATCGCGGGCAATGTCGATGCAGTCATTCTGGGCCACTTTGATGCCATGAGCATGACGCTGAACTACCGCACCATGACCGAGCAGGCTGTACGCCTGAGCGAGCCCCGCCGCCACAACATCGACCTGCGCTATGCTGTGCAGGATGAAGACCCTGTTGCGGCTGCTGTGCAGATTCGCGCCATCAAGCATATTCTGGTGGTTATCCCCAAGACGCACACCCCCGGTACTGTTGCCCCGGCTACCCCGGAGAACGGTACCGGCGAGTTCGCCGTGCGTTACTGGGCCACCTATATCGACGGCAAGAAAGTCCGCGAGATCGACCCGCTGAACTTTATCTGCCTGATCGATGGCACCGACTACCTGGCCGATGTCCGCAAGGCCCTGGGCAAGTAATTTGCCCGGCAAGATCCGCTGACTCTGCCTGTAGTTGCGTGACAGATGGCTCACACATTTATGACAACACCCCATGCTGGTCAGCAAATTACAGGCAAGTTAGATATGCCCGGAGAGAAGCCCTCTCCGGGCATTTTTTTGAAGAATGAAAGGAGTTTGGCAAATGAGCGCCATTGACAACAAGCAGCTGAAAGCTGCACAGGCCGAGGCAGCAACCGCCACCGATACTTATACCCATGTGTTCAAGAAACCGTTCACCTATGAGGACAAGACCTACGAACAGCTGACGCTTGATTTCGGCAGCTTGACGGGGCGCGACTTCATGGCGATTGACCGTGAGGTGCGCGAGCGCGAAGGGCGTGTGCCCATTGTGCCGGTGTACGACACCAGTTTCCTGATGCGCATGGTCTGCCGCGCCAGCAAGGAGAAAATCGACTATGACACGATTGTTGCTGCGCCGTTTGCAGAGTTCAACGCGATCCGCGATAAGGCGCGCAGTTTTTTGCTGCGCACGGAGATGTAATAGACCGTGACTGCCTGTGGCTGCGTAAGCAGTGCATGATGCTGGCCCGGAACTGTTGCACCCCCGTGGATTACTGGCTGTCAATGACACTGGCCGAGTTGCAGGTCTGGATTGATGCCAACAACGGCCTGTTTGACAAGGACAATACCAAACAATAACCCATAAAGGAGGCTGCCGTGGCAAGCCGTAAAGAATACGAAATGCTATTCCAGTTGGATGCAAAGCTCGGCAGCAGCTATACATCCACATTTTCCAAAGCAAAGAGCGGCCCCAGCGAACTGCAAAAAGAAATCCGCAGTTTGCAGAGTGTGCAGGCTGACATATCGGCCTACACCAAACAGCAGGCCGCCGTTGAAAAGACCCAAGCCAAGCTGGACAATCTGAACAAGCAGTATCAGTTGCTACAGCAGGAGATCAAGGAGACAAACGGCCCGACCACTTCCCTTGAACGCGAGAGCGTAAAACTTGAGCAGCGTATTGGTGATACGAGTAATGCACTGGCTACTCAAAAAGAGCGCCTGTCTCAAACTGCTGCATCGCTTTCTGCAGCTGGAATTAGCACAGAGCGTCTTGGAGAGGCCAACGCAGATCTATCCGACAGACTTAGCTATTTACGAACCAAGCAAATAGCTGCCACCAAAAGCGCAGAAGAATTCGGAAGTGTTGGGGTTTCTTCGATTGAATCCGTTGCACAGGCATATGCCTCCACAAAAATTTATGATGCCCTTGGCAAAATCAAGGATGCATATATAGCTGCCGGAGAAGCCTCTATTGAGTACGAGAGCGATGTTGCCGGTGTGTATAAGACTGTAGATGGAACGGATGCGCAGCTTGCCGCTATAGACGATGCCATAAAAGATATGGCGACAGACATACCTGCTACTACAAAGGAGATCGCCGGGGTCGCTGAGTCCGCTGGGCAGCTCGGCATAGCCACGCAGGATGTTATGGATTTTAGTCGGGTGATGATCGACCTAGGCGAATCTACAAACCTTTCTGCAGAGCAGGCGGCGACGTCACTGGCAAAATTTTCGAATATAACCGGCACCCTTCCCGAAAACTATTCCAGACTTGGATCGGTAATTGTAGATTTAGGCAATAACTTTGCTACCACCGAGGCCGATATCACAGAAATGGGCACAAGGCTGGCATCCGGCGGGAAACTTGCCGGCTTGACAGAGCCTCAAATCCTAGCATTGTCAGCAGCGATGTCCAGCGTAGGAATAGAGGCCGAAGCCGGAGGCACTGCGATGACGCAAACGCTTTCCGCCATCGAAAAAGCCGTTGCGAATGCAGATGAATCTCTTTCTGAATATGCCCGAATTGCAGGCATGAGCGCTGAAGAATTCTCTAATGCCTGGAAAAACGATGCCCTTACGGCACTGACTTCGTTTATTTCTGGACTGGGAGAGCTTGATAGTCAGGGAGAAAGTGCAACACTAGTTCTTGATGATCTTGGGCTGTCTGGAATACGGCAAGGCAATATGCTGAAATCCCTTGCCTTGGCTGCCAATACATTGACAAGCGCTGTAAATGTGGCAAATACAGCATGGGATGAGAATGTTGCGCTGACAAATGAAGCAAACAAGAGATATGCCACAACTAAATCCAGGCTGGGAGCTGCAAAGAATTCTTTCAATAACTTAAAAATCGCCGTTGGAGATGTATATACGCCTGTTGTCCGTGAAGCTGCAGATGCTGAAAATGAGATGTTCCAAGGCATGACTGAGTTCGTGAAAGAAAATCCTGCCGTGGTAAAAGGGGTAAGCGTCACGGTGGGTGTGCTTGGTGCGGCAGCCACAGGACTTACAGCCTATACTGCGGCGGCTGGAATTGCAAAAGCCGCTACGGCTGCTCTAGGGGCAACATTTACTGCATCACTAGGTCCGGTAGCACTTGCTGTGGCAGGGGTATCGTTGGCCGCTGGCGCAATCGTGACTCTTGTTAGCGCCTCTGATGATGCAAGCAATTCCCTAGGCGAAGTGCCGCCAAAGCTAAGCGACATTACGGCTGAAGCACGAGGCGTAACCGATTCTCTTGAAGAGGCACAATCGGTCATGCAGGCCAGCGCCGAAACTACAATGGCGACTGCCGGCACGGCGGATCTGTACATCACCAAGCTGGAAGAAATGGGCGACTATGCCAAGCTGAGCGCCGATGACCAGCAGGAATACCGCAATGTGCTGACGCTGCTGTGTGACCTGATGCCCGATCTGGCCGGGTATATTGATACCACCACCGGTGAGATACAGGGCGGCACCACAGCGCTGCGCGGATATGCCAAGGCGTGGCAGGACAGCGCCAAGGCACAGGCCTACCAAGAGTTCATGTCCGATGTGTCGCAGCAGTACAACGATGTCACCAAGGAGCTGTACCAGAACCAGCTGAAGCTGACCGAGGCACAGACCAAGGGCGAAGCCGCCAGCAAGGGCATGGACGAGACCTATCAAAAGCTGCTGTCCACCCTGGGCATGACGGATGACGAATTCCAGAAAACCTACGGCAGCGTGAGTGCCATTGCGGGTGTTCACCTTGACCCCGAAATCGCTGACGAGGTTATGGACCTGCGCGACAGCTACGAGGAATATTCCAACCAGCAGCTGGAGGCCGCCGAGAATGAAAAGGTCTACCAGCAGGCCGTTGACGATGGCATCGCCAAACAGGGCGAGGCCCAGCAGGCCATTGAAGATGCGCAGACCGCCTACGAGAATCTGGAGGCTGCCCAATCCAGTGCCACAAGCTCTGCATCCGAGGGCGCGGCTGAACTCGGACAGGCCATCAGTGATGTGACAGTTGAAGCCGAAAAGCTGGTTGAAGCCTACAACACCGCCTATGATGCTGCCGAGAAATCTATCGGCGGCCAGTACGAGATTTGGGATAAGGCATCCAGCGTGAGTGCCACCAGCGTAGACACACTGAACAAAAACCTTGAAAGCCAGACCACCTACTGGCAGGACTATAACACCAACCTTGATACCCTGCGCGAAAAAGCCGGGAGCATCGAGGGCTTAAGCGATATGGTAGCCAGCTTCGCCGATGGCAGCAAGGAATCTGTGGACGCTATTGCCGGTATGGCGCAGGCGGCGCAGGATGGCGGCGGCAAGCTGGAAACGATGGTGAAGAACTGGCAGGATCTGCAGCAGGCACAGAAGGATGCCAGCGGAGCGCTTGCCGACCTGACCACCGACTTCAGCAGCAAAATGGATGAACTGGCCCAAAAGGCCGGTGACACTGTAGATGAACTGGATATGAGTGCCGAGGCTGCAAAAAACGGCAAGGCCACGGTGCAGGCATTCATCGACAGTGCATCCAATATGCTGCCCGATGTGCAGACCGCCTATGCGAAGATCGGCACGACTGCGGCCAATGCCCTGCAGAGCAAGCTGGACAAAGCCAACACCAGCGGACGCGCCCAGAAAACCGGCGCACAGGCCACAGGCACGCGCAATGCCGAACCCGGCTGGACGCTGGTTGGCGAGTACGGGCCGGAAATCGTCTACATGCAGGGCGGTGAGGGCGTTCTGAATGCCGCCCAGACCAAGGATGTGCTGCCCGCACTGGATGACCGCTACACCGATACCCGCGCTGAGAATGCCGAAGCGCCTGCCCCGAAAGAAACGGCGCAGGCTGCCGAGAGCGCCGCCGTCAACCCCCACGAGGGCATACGGAACGACACCAGAGCAGCCCAGACCCCTGCCACAACCGCGCGAGTGATGCCACAGACGGCTGATGGGCCCGCAGAGGCGGTCTCCGCGCCAGCTGTGAACCAACCCAAGGTAGACATACCCCAAGAGGTCGAAGCGGCGCAGGAACCTGTCTCCGCCGCCGTGGCAGCCGATGTACCTGACACTGTGAGCGCGGCTGAACCATTTTCTGCAAGTCACGAAAATGGTATGCAGTACGCCGAGACTGTGCAGGCAGAGGACGCCTACCCGGCAAGTGCTGTCCAGCCCGCCGCTGAGGCGGCTGCTTTTGCCCCTGCCGAGGCTGATAAGGTAGACATACCCCTTGATGGGCAAACGCCCAAAAACGGCCTGTCTGCCGCCGAGATGAACCATGCCGCTGAAGCTGACGCAATGCTGGCCGACTATACCGCTGTTATCAGCCCGCGGGCCGTGGATGCGATGGGCAGCTTTGCCGCCCAGAACGCCAAGCCAGCCGCCGAGGCGGTACAGGCTGAGAGCGCCAAAAGCAGCACCACAACCCAGTTGCAGCCCATGAGCCTTTCACCGGTATTCCAGATCAGCGGCATGCAGGACAGCCAGCAGCTGCGCAGCGCACTGAACCAGAGCGTTGAGGATATGCGCCAGATGATACTGGATGTTGTGCAGAGCGCCAGAGATGACGAGGAAAGGATGAATTTCAGCTAATGACCTATACGACTGTACAGGGCGATATGTGGGATTCCATCGCCTATAAAATCTTTGGCAATGTAGCTGCCACCGACCAGCTGATGGCGCTGAACCAGCAGTATCTGCACACCTACATTTTCCCGGCAGGGGTCGTGCTGACCCTGCCCGAAGCCAAAACGGAAAGCGAGCAACCGACCGGGATGGTACCGTGGAAGAAGGTGGACGCATGAGCGTTTTAGCCCGCCGCAGCAAGCTGCTGATGTGGTTTGACGGCGTGAATATCAGCGATGATATAGCGCCGTATTTTCTCACCGCGACCTATACCGACAACGATGACGGCGTTTCCGATGATTTGCAGGTCACTTTGCAGGACCGCGATAAAATCTGGATGAAAAGCTGGCTGAACGAAATGGTGAACGCCGCTGCCGGGGACGCCTTAAAAATCCGCGCCAAGATCTGGATAAACTACTGGAACGGCTACGATGTGGAGGAGTTCCTTGACTGCGGTGAATTTGAGCTTGATTCCGTCTCACTGTCCGGGCCGCCGAACACGGTGACGATCAAGGCTTGCAGCCTGCCGTTTACGAGCCAGATACGTCAGACCAAAAAATCCAAGGCGTGGGAGAATTACAGCCTGTCCGCAATCCTTGCAGAAATTGCAGGGGTAAACGGCATGGGATATTTCTTCGATACGCCGAACGACCCCTTTTATGACCGCGTGGAGCAAAGCAAGACCAGCGACATCACCTTTTTGCAGCGGCTCTGCACCAATGCAGGGCTGAACATCAAGGCCACCAAGGGCAAACTGGTCATCTACGACCAGAGCGACTACGAGCAGCGGCCTGTTGTGATTGAGGCGGATTACCGCGATACCAGCTTTACCAAGTGGAAGTTGGACACCAAGACTGCCGACACCAAGTACGCCAGCTGCCGCGTGAGCTATGTTGAGCCCGCCACAGGCGCCTGCATTGAGTACACGGCCTACACCGAAGACTATGACGAGGACGCCAAGACTAACCAGCAGTTGGAACTCTACGCCAAGGTTGGCAGCGTGGCCGAAGCCAAAACGATGGCTGAAAAGCACCTTCGGCTGCACAACAAATTTTCTAAGACGGTGCAGTTTACCCACACCGGCCATGTTTGGTATGTGGCCGGTGTGGGTATCCGTGTCAAAGGCTACGGCTTTTGGGATGGACGCTATATCTGCACACAGGCAAAGCACACAATCAACGAAAACGGCTTTACAACAACCGTTACAGGCCGCAGGATACTGGAGGGATATTGATGGCTGATGAAGTAACCAGACTGCGTATCGGCACCGTGTCGGCTGTCGATAAGGCCAATCTGGCCGCCCGCGTCATTTTCAAGGACGAGAACATCGTATCCGGCTGGCTGCCTGTTTTGCAGCGAACCGGGGAAATTGTTACAGTTGCCACTGCCGGCAAGCACGACCACGATGTTGACGGTGACTGCACAGTGAAAAATACCACCAAAACGCCGACCACATGGACAGACAGTGAGGGCAAGGTGCATACCAGCTATGAAACCGCCCACAGTCATGGGGCCAAGGTGAACTACTGGCTGCCAAAGGTCAATGAGACCGTGGCGTGCCTGTATCTGCCGACCTTTAACGGCGATGGTGTGATACTGGGGGCGATTAAAACATGATTGTCGGCTGCCTTGGAGACCTTATCTTTCAGGTCAGCTCTGATACGGTGCTGACCGTAAGCAACTTTGTGGAGAGCGCATCCACCCGGTACGCCATCCACCAGCGCCACAACAACAGTGCCTGCCTCGAGTACACCGGCATGGACCCCGACCAGCTCACCTTTGATATTGAGTTGTCCGAGTATCTGGGCGTGTATCCGCAGAGTGCCATCAACATACTGTGGAGCTACATCCGCAGCGGACAGCCGGTATCCATGGTGCTGGGCCGGACCGTGTACGGGAAATGGCGCTGGGTAATCAAGAGTATGGCCATCAAGATGAAGCACACCGACAAGGACGGAACATGGACGCACTGCACCGTCAGTGTGACCTTGATGGAATATCTGGCGCAGTAAGGAGGGCTGAAAATGAGTTACCTTGTGAGCGCCCTGCCGGACGATGAACTGCTTTTGAACTGCACCGACACCGTAACAAGCGTGCTGCAGAACATCAAGTGCATCATCCAGACCCGCAAGGGCGACATACCCCTGCACCGGGGCATCGGCCTGACGGGCAACTGGATCGACAAGCCGATTACGGTTGCCCCTACACTGATGGTGGCAGACCTAAAAGAAGCCATCGAGGAGGGCGAGCCCCGCGCCGAGTTTGTGCAGGCCACCTTTGAAATCGACCCGAACGACCCGGCGCATCTTATCCCAACCGTGGAGGTGAATATCCGAGATGAGTAGAAACCCCTTGTATCAGTTCGTGGACACCGACACGACCAGGCTGGAGGCTGCGCTGGTAGATGCCTATGAGGCTATTGTCGGCCACAGCGCCCAGCCCAGCAGCCCGGAGCGCATTTTTATTGCGTGGGTCGCAAGCATCATTTTGCAGGAAAGGGTGTATCTGAACCATGCGGGAAACCAGAACATACCGAGCCGCGCCGAGGGCGCGAACCTTGATGCCCTGGGCGAGCTGTTCTACCAGCATACGCGCCCGGCCGCGACCTCCTCCACCGTGACTATGCGGTTCAATATCAGCGAGGCGCAGACCAGCGCCGTGCTGATCCCGAAAGGTACGCGCGTGAGCAATGGGCAGAATATGTTCTGGGCTACCGTGGAGGACCGCTACATTGCAGCCGGGCAGACCCACGGCGATGTGACAGCCGAGTGCATGACTGCCGGCACGGCGGGAAACGGTTACCTTGCAGGTCAGATCGCCACTATTGTGGATGTGTTCGACTACTACACCAGCTGCACCAACCTGACCGAGAGCGGCGGCGGCAGCGATGCCCCCACCGATGACGAGTTCTACGAGCAGCTGCGCCAGAGTGAGGACAACTATTCCACTGCCGGGCCGAAAGGCGGCTACATTGCCAAGGCTAAAGCCGTGAGCAATGACATTGCCGATGTTCTGCCCAACAGCCCAACCCCCGGCGAGGTGCGCATCTATGTTCTGATGGAAGACGGCACGATTGCCGGGCAGGAAGTAAAGAATGCCGTGCTGGCTGCCTGCAACGCCGATGAAACCCGCCCGCTGACCGACCATGTACTGGTGGAAGACCCCGAAACGGTGGAGTACGATATTGACACGACCTACTATCTGAACCGCGGCGGCCCGTCTGCCGCTGATGTGCAGAGCGAGGTCAACGCCGCCGTGGATGCCTATGTGAAATGGCAGGCCGGCAAGCTGGGCCGGGACATCAACCCCAGCGAACTGACCCGCCGTATGATGGTGAACGGTGTAAAGCGCGTTGTTATCCGCAGCCCTGTCTACACAGAGCTGCGCAGCGGCAATGTGGCTACCGATGCCAGCGGGCGTGTGGCGCTGGCCGACCTGACGGATACCGTGCCGCAGGTTGGTAAGCTGCGTGGCCGCACCGTGACGAGCGGAGGGTATGAAGATGAGTAATACCCCCACCGCCGAGGAGTTCCTGCGGGCGCTGCCGCCCGTACTGCGCAATGACAGTCGCATGATAGCGCTGGGACAGGTTGTAGCCGAAGAACTTTCGGACCGCATGAGCGAGATTGAGAAAGCAGCCATCTATCCCCGCATTGACGAACTGGATGAAGCACTGCTGGACATTCTGGCCTACGATTTCAAGGTGGACTGGTACGGCTATGACTACCCGCTGGAAACGAAGCGGGCACTGCTGAAATCCAGCTTCTATATCCACCGTCATCTTGGCACCAAGGGCGCTGTTGAGGCGGCCATTCAATCGGTGTACCCCAAGAGCATCGTGGAAGAATGGTTCGACTATGTGGAGGGCGGCAACCCCTACACATTCCGCATTGTACTGGACGCATCGACCCTCGCCGTGCCGGTGAACAACACAGACCTTTTGCGGGCAGTAAACCTGTACAAAAGTCTGCGTAGCCATCTGGACGGCATCATGTTCCGCAGCACACACTGTTTTGAAATCCGCACGGGCTGCGGATGGTGCGTGTACACAGCCCGCCTGTGCGGTACCTATCCGGTGCAGGCCAGGGAGGGAGCGATCTACAATTTCCCTGTAGTGGTGGAGACCGAGCACGGCGGCGAGGCGTACACCATGCCGCTGACAGGCCAGCCGACTGCCGGCACATTCCCGGCTCCTGCCGTGCAGGGCGTTATCGCCGGGGAAAATGTGGCCGTTGCCACAGCCGAAGATGGACAGACCTATACAAGCCCAATGACGGGCTATGCCACGGTGGGTACACACCCCGCTGCGGCAGTGCAGGGGTCTATCCTTGACGGCGTACTTATGACCGACACAGCCAGCGGGAGCGCGGGCTTTGAGGCTACCCCATGCGGGCTGGAGCCGGGATCACTTTTTTAGGAGGTATGACCCATGATTGACAGTGCAGGGTTTACCGACCTGCGGAACTACATCAAGCGGCGTGTCGCTTATGCCAAGTACCGTGTCGGCAATACCTACATCAAAACGGACTTGTCCGATGTGGCGGTGCTGCCCAACGGCACGGTGCGGGCACAGCTGACCATCAGTGCCGAGAGCACCCCGCTGACCGTGACCCGCGTGGAGCTGTACAACTCTGACAACGCCCTGTGGGCACATCAGGATTGCAGCATCACGGTCAACACCGGGCAGACGGGCATCTTGTACTGGTTCGACTTTACCGTGACCGAGCAGGAGGTGAAATGAAATGTATAATCCTACCCCGTGGAAAGACCATGTGACAAATCCGAGCAACTGCTTCAACATCACGAAGAACGAGGACGGCACCTACCAGATCACCCGCGCCGGCACTGTGATGCAGCAGGGTACGCCGCAGGATGCGGCACATTTTACCAACCAGGAGGACGGCATCTGGGAACTGTTTGCCAGCTATGGGCTGCTGCTGAACTACGCCCGCCAGATGGGCTGGGATGTGGAGCGCGGCAGCATCAACCTGACGAACACCGCCAAGCCGTACCCGTTCAACAACAGCCAGAAGACCGTGGCCCTGCAGATGCAGCGCCCCAGCCGTGACTATATCGTCATCACCGAGGCAAGCAACGTGAAAGGCAACCTCGGTCAGATCGAGGTGAGCGACCAGCTGTCCAA